TCAAGGCCTGCGCGCCGAAGTCGACGGTTTCGGTCTGGCAGGTGACGCCGGCGTTGCGGCCGGTCTGCCAGACGATCGTCCCTTGATCCCAGATCGCCGTCCCGCCGGGGTTGGCGGCGGTGAACATGATCTCGCTGCGAAGGATCGAGCCCGTCACCGGGATATTCTCGATCTGCAAGTCGGGGATCGAGACCGGGCAGCCGAGGCCGGTCGCCGCGTCGAGCACGCCGAACGTCCAGCGGCAGGCCGGGGTGAAGAAATCGACCACGGCCGCCTGGCCGAGCTTCGCGCCCGGCCCCATGACGTCGGCGGTGAAATTGTATTCGCCGCGCGTCACCTTGCCGAGCCATCCGGCGGCCTGGCGGAACGGGGCCTGATCGTCGGGCTGGCCGTCCCATGGGATGACCCAAACCTCGACGAACGCGTCATCGAACAGGCCGGAATAGAGGTCTTCGTCGCTGATCGCCGAGCTGTCGAGAATGCCCGTCAGCTCGACGCCGCCAGTCGACTTCAGTTCGGAGCTGCTTTCGCTGGCGGTCTGCGACAGCGACTTGCAAGGGCCGTAGGTGACGCCAAGCCAGGTGACGGGCATGTCGTGCGAGGTGAAGGCGTAGACCTGGCCATTCGTCAGCGTCAGTTTCCACACCTGGCAGCGGCGCGTGGCGCACGGCGCGATGTAGGCCAGCACGCCGACGTCAACCTCGGGGACTTGCGCCAGCGTCGTTCCCGAGGGCGTGGCGACGACGGCGACGTCGATCTCGGCCACGCGGGCGACCACGCCGCCGGGCCTGGCGACAACGCCGATGTCAAGCTCGGCCACCTGGCCGGAGATCGCCGGCGCGCCCATGACCGCGATGAAGACTTCGGAGATGCGCGCGCCGCCGCCAGCCTCGATCGTGATCCCGGAAAAGGCCAGGCTCGCGCCGGCGCGCGGCGGCACATGGACGTCGCCGGCGAAGCCGAGGCCGCCGAAGCCGATCCGGCCCCCGGTCTGCTCGACGCCGCTATAGGCCGCGAAGGCGACGCCGGTGAAGTCGAGCGCGCCGGTCGCCGGCGGCTTCAGCGAGCCGGCCAGGTGAAGGCCGGAGAAGGCGACGACGCCCTCGGCGTTCAGATTGACCGCGACGGAGCCGGCCAGCGCCAGCGGCCCGAAGGCGAGCACGCCCTCATTCTGAGGCGCGACGGACGCGGCTTCGCCGGCGATCGGGCCGGCAGCGATCGGTTCACCGGCGATCTGCGCCATGGTCTAGCTGGGCAGGCCGGAGCCGAAATAGGTCACGGCGGCATATTGGAAGTTGCCGCCGGTTCCGGGGTAGCCGCAGAGCCCCATCTTGTCGGGCGCGGACGTGAACACCGACGAGATCGTCACCTGATTGACGAGCACCCAATCCCAGCCGTTGAAGCTGACATAGGCATAGATGTTCGTCCCGTCGTTATGGAACCGGAGCCAGTTCGGCGGGTGCGAGATCACCGGCGCATTGTAGGCGCCCGAAAAGCTGGTGAAGCTGGTAAAGGTCTGATTGATCAGCCCGGCCGAGGCGTTCGAGTTGTCGCCCGTCCAGCCCCACAGCACGCCCTTTCCGGAGCCGCTTTCGCGCAGCACGATCCCGGCGGTGAGGCCCGAGGTGTCCATGCAGGTCTCGATGCGCGCGACGACGTCGTAAGGCGTCGCGCCAGGCGCGGCCTGCTCGTAGGTCTCAAGCCCGGCGTTCGCGCCGTGAAGGTTCAGCAGCAGCGAGCCGGTCCCGTCCGTCAGCGACGTGCCGCCGTTGTTCTCCGGCGTGAAGCTGGCCGCCAGGGGCACGGACGGGTTCGCCTCGGGCCGAGTGATTTCCTCTTGCCGGGCGACGATCGAGACGATCGCCGCGCCGGATAGCACCAGTTTCGAGCTGGTCGAGGATTGGTCCAGGTTGCGCGTCAGCGTCCGGCCGCTCGACGCATAGAGGCCCCAACCGATTTCCCACGCCCCGCCGGCGTCATCGATCCGATAGGCCAGCATGTTGCCGTTGACCGCCCCGGCCGAGGCTTCGGTCTGCGCCCCGCCTTGAGCCGCGCCCAGCGTCATCGTGCCGGTTCCCGTCGTCGCCGTGGCGACCTTGGCGTTGTTCAGCAGTTGGAACCGGGCGTTGCTCAAGATCGTCATGGCGGGTCCTTAAAGATCGAGCTTGCCGGACGCCGCGTCGGCGCGGGCGCGGGCCTGGCCGTCCGCCGAGTGCGGGCCGGAAAGCAGGATGGCGTGTGACACGCCCCCATGCACCGGGTGCGGGCCGGCCACGTGTTGGATCGTGTGGCCCATGTCGGCCAGGTCGGCCAGCATGAGCTTGCGATGATGATCGGCGAGGCCGGCCTCGAACGGCACGACGCCATCCGGCTTGATCACGATACCGCGCATTGTTTGGTTCCTTTTCCGAAGATCTTGTTAACCCTGTTTCGCCGCGGCGCTAGCTGACGCCGTCGCCGCACGGCAGCGTCGCGTCGAAGCTCGAACACGCGACCGTGTCGCCGGCGCTGATCGAGGTCGACGACATGATCAGATCGGCCGCCGAGGTCCCGCACGTGCCCTGCATGATCACCGTCCCGCCCGTCGTCGCGATCCGGAAATGGCCGGCGGTGATCGTGTTCGGCGCATTGGTCTCGGGCGAGATCGTGTTCGCCGCCGCCGTCGCCAGGCCGTTGCCGGTCGTATTGGTCGAGGCCGGGAACGGGGTCGCGCCCATGGTCAGGGTCGCGCCGAGCGTGCCGGCCTCGCTGGCCAGCGTCGTCGCCGGCGGGCTGCCGCTGAAGATTTTCAGCGTCGCCGAGGCCGTGACGAGGGCGGTGATCGCGTCCATGGCCGCCTTGGCGGCGATGATCGACATGATGGGTTGGGTCGACATGGCGGCAGGCTCCTAGAGGGTGCGAGTGATGGCGGCGTCGGACGCGTTCGCGGCGGCGAGCGTCCACGGCGCGGACGTGTTCGGATCGTCGCCGAAGATCGCCCAACGCCAGGTATCGATCGAGGTCATGGGCTGGCCGGTGACGGCGCTCTCGACCGTTGCCGAGATCATCGAGGGCGCGACCGAACAGTCGGCGCTGTCGGTCTTGAGCCCCCGGAACGACACCTGCTGATAGAGAATTCCGGCCGTGCCGGCGGGCAGGCTCGACGCCTGAAAGGCGCTTTTCAGCGTGGTCGTGTCGGCCTCGACATAGGTCGCGTCGTTTTCGTCGATCAGCAGGCTAAAGCCGGTCGCGCCGGTCGAGAGCGTCCAGCCGGCGGTGGCCGTGTCGGCGTTCAGCTCGCGGCGCAGCACGCCGACGTTGCCAGTGAAGTCCGAGGGGCCGTTGCCGGCGGCCGTGTCCCACGCGTGCAAGTCGCCGTAGGCGTAGACCGCTTCGGTCGCGCCGCCGGCGAACGCCTGGCTGACCTCGCCGGCGGCGGCCGGGTCGGTGTCGCCGGTGTAGACATAGACGCTGACGCCGTTGACGCGGACCTCGAATGATCCGGCCCCGCTCGACGGCACGCATTTCAGCTCGACGTACTGCCAGGTCCGCGCCGTGATCACCGGCGGCGTCGAGCCCAAGATCGTGAACGCGCCGCCGGTTCCGGGGCCGCCCTGGCAGATCACGATCCCGCCGTCAGAGCCGAGAAAGGCGGTCATCTGATAGATACCGGACGCGCTCATGAAGCCGCCGATCGCCGCCTGCTGTCCGTTCGAGCGGACGTCGTTCGGCGGCAGGGCGTCGATGAAGTAGCGGAAGCCGAAGCCCGCGCCGGTCTTCTGGCCGCCGAACACCCGCCGCCAGTAGGTCCCCGTCGAAATGCCGGACGATTGCAACCAGCTCGCGCCGGCGCGCAGCGGCGGCACGGACCCCGAGCTGGCGATCGACCAGTCGCCGAGCTGGGCGAACACGCCGTCGAGCAACTGGGCGGTGTCCGCGTAGTTTTGGAAGTGTTCGCACCACAGACCGGACATTAGCAGAGCCTCGCTTCCTGAAGGTTGATCTCGGCCGCGCCGCCGACCTGGTAGGCCTGCAAGACCGTGTCGAGGCTGTCGTCGGCCTCGAACCGCACCGGGACGTCAAAGAGGCCGCCCCACGTCAGCACGTGCGTATCGTCCGGCGCTGCCGCGAAGGTGACAAGACCGCCCGGCCGCGACAGCGTGAAGGCCCCGGCCGGCGCGCCGTTGTCGAAGATGATCACGGTCGAGAGCACCGGCAGGCCGATCTGGCGCACATAGGTCGACGGCCCGCGCGTGTAGGTCTTGGTCAGTTGGAAAGTGCGCGTCAGCCCGTCGCCGGTCCCGAATTGCTGATCGTTCCCCGTCACCCTGGCCAGCACGCCCAGCGGCGGCTTTGTCGGTTCGTTCGGCCCGAGCAGCGGCACCGTCGCGAAGTCCATGGGATCGCGGAACGCGAAGCTGTTGAACGGGCCGCCGAGCACCAGGAAATGGGTGATCAGGTCTTGGATCGTATCCCACGACCGCGCTTGCGCCGCCGGCAGCTTGAACTTGCGCAGCGGGTGCTGCCAGTTCGAGTTGCGCCCTTCGTCGCCCGAGCTGGCGACGGTGATCGTGGTCGAGAAAACCGGGCTCGCCAGGCACGGATAACCCGGCACGGACGGCGGCAGGTAGACGTCGACAAACTGCCCGCTCATGCGCCGGCCCCATATTGCATCGCCATCCGCGAGGATCGCGACCATTGCCGCTGTGACCGGCGAAAGCCATCAGGGCTCGAACCGGGGAAATGGAAATGCTGCGTCACGTTGCCGATCCCTCCGGCGGCCTTGTCGCGCTGCTGATCGGGCGTGTCGACGCTGATCCGCTCGCCCCGGCTGACCTTCATGAGCGCGAGGTTCTTATCGATCCCGCCCGCGCCGCCGACCGTCATCGAGCCGCCGCCGGCGAAACCGGGGATCATCGCGAGCAGGCTCGAAAGGCCGCCGCCGGCGCTGCTGACGCCCTTGCCGAGCAGCCCCGACAGCATGCCGCCGAGGCCGCCGCCGGCGCTGCCGCCTTGCGCGCCGCTCTTGCCGTTGCCGGCCCCGAAGGCCGAGCCGATCGAATTCAGCAGGCCGGTGTTCGAGCTTCCCCCGAACAGGCCGCCGAGGAAGCCGTTGGAGCCGCTGGCGCCAGGCTTGCCGAACAAGGTTTGCATGACGCCGCCCTGCCCGCCGCCGAACAGCCCGGCCATGCCGCCGCCGAGGCCGCCAGGTCCGGCCATGGCGACATAGAGCGGATCGCTGGCCGTGCCGGCTGGCTGTGTGACACCGCCGACGCCCTTGCCCCCTAGGCCGAACATGCGGCCGATCATGCTGCCGGCGCTTTGGAACGGGTTAGCCGGCTGCCCTGGCGTCCGCTGGGAGCCCTGGCCGAACATGCCGCCCTCGAACGACTTCAGCCCGAATTGCTCAAAGCTGGTGATCATCGAGCGGGCGACGTTGCGCGCCACCTGGCCGAGATTGTTGAACCGGCCCTCGGCGTCGAAAAGGCTGCTGTTCAGTTTCTCGACGCCCTCCACCTGCATCTGGGCGAGCGACTGCTCGACGTCCGCCGTCGCGCGCTTGGCGCTGTCGGCCCATTCCTGCCAGGCGTTGGCCGGGTTGGCGTTGCTGACGGCCTGGCCGCGCAGACCGGCGGTCGCTTGCAGGCTGCCGAGCTGGGTTTGCAGGTTGGCGGCCCTTTCGGTCTCGCCGGCGATCAGCGCCTCGGCGATCTGTTCCTTGAGCTTGCTCTCTTGCAGTTGTTCGTCGAGGGCGAACAGTTTCAGCGCCATGGCGCGGCGCTGCTCCGTCGTCGCCGCGACGGCTTTCTCGGCGTCGAGCTGGGCGATCTGCGCCTGCAAGGTCGCCTCGCGGGTGTCAGCCGACATGGCCGACTGGGCGATGGCGTTGTCGTTCGTCACCTTTTGCCGGCGCAGCGGCGAGGTCGCGGTGAGATTGTCCAGCGCCGCCTTGGCGCGCTCTTTCTCGGCGTCCGTCGCGGTCTTGCTGGCGATGACCTCGGCGAACTTCGCCTCGGCGATTTCCTCATCGTAATCGAACAGCGTCAGCGCGATCTCGCCGCGCCGGGCCGTGGTGACGCCCAGCGCCTCTTGGGCGCGAAGCATTTCCTCGCGGCCCTGCAATTCCAGATCGCCGAGGGCGTTGGCCTGGTCGGCGATCTGCTGGGCGAGCTTGTTAGCGACAAGCTGGCGCTTGAGGTCGAAGCCCTGGCCGGTTTCGCCCTGCGCCTTGGTGATCTGGTCGCGCTCGGCCTGCGTCTTGGCGGTCTTGAGGTCGGCCGTCAGCTTTTGCTGCGTCTTGGTTTCCTCGGCCTGCAACGCCTTGACCTCGAACGCGGCGCGCGCCTCGAACGACGTCGCCAGCGCCGCTTGCGCCTCGGCGAGCAGCTTGTCGGCGGCGTCGAGGTCATCGTCGCTGCGCCGCTCGGCCCCGGCGCCAGAGGCGGCCTTTTTGGGTTTCTTGGCCGTGGGCGAGATCAGGCCGGTCGGCGTCGGCGTCGTGTCGCCCGGCGGCTTCGGCAGCGGCGCGTGGGCGCGATTGTAGACGTCGCGCGCGCCGGCCATGGGATCGCCGGTGAGGCCGCCGACCGTGGCGATCTCGCCGCCCACGAACGCCAGGGCGAGCTGGGCGTTATAGGCGAAACGGGCGATCCCGGCGGCCACCCGATCGAGGCCCGAGGTAAACCGCTCGAACAGCCCTTGCACGGCGACGATCGCCGGCCCGAGGTTGACGAAGGCGAGCCGCAGATTGTTGTCGATCACCTGGCCAGTGAACTTCATCTGCGTCGCCAGGGCGGCGGCCTTGGCTACCTGGTCTTGGCTCATGATCGACTGGTGCGCCTGGCTGGTCGACACGCCGTCGATCTTGTCGCGCAGCTCGACAAGCTGATCGAGGGTTTCCGGGTCGACGCCGAAGCGTTGCGAGAGGCCGGCCCGCTCTTGCGGATTGAGCTTCGCCAGCGCCTCAAGCACGTGCGGCAATTGCTGGTCGAGCGTGCCCCATGAGCGCAGTTGCTCGGGGCTGATCTTCAGCGCCTCCGTCCAGGCCTTGAACTGATTGGCCTTGGCCGCGCCGCTCTCGACCTTGCCGATCGCCTGATTGAGGCCGGCGATCCCTTCGCGCAACTTGTCGACCGGCACGCCGGCCGAGGCGGCGACCAGGTCGAGGTCTTGCAGCGTGTCCGTGGTGACGTTGAGCGCATGCGCCGCATGCGTCAGCTCAAGCGCCCATTCCTCGACCTTGAGCGAGTGCTCGATCGCCACGCCGAGCGCGCCGATCCCGGCCGCCGCGCCGAGGCCGATCGGGCCGAGGCTTTCCAGCGCGCCGCCAAAAAGGCCGATCTTGGCCGTGCCTTCGTCGAGGATTTTCAGCCGCGAGGATTGCAGCACCTGGCCGAGCGCGCCCTCAAGGTTCGCGCCCTTGAGGCTGAAGGCTTCCTCTAGGTTTTGCGCCGCTTTCTTGGCGCGCTTCTCCATGTTGGAGAGGCCCTTATCGACGATGCCCTCGGCGCTGTCCGACTGCTTTTTCAGCCGGGCCAGGTCATAGGACATTTGCAGCAGTAGGGCGTGTTCCTCGCTGTCGGCCATGGCCTACACCCCTTCCCACCAGGCGTTGAGCGCCTTGCGCGTGTCAGAAAACAGCTTCGACCGAAACGGCTTTTTCCAAGCCCGATAGGTCGGAAACCACCATGGCTTGGGCGCTGCGTCCCCATGCCCGAACTCGACGTACCGGCCGTAGAGCCGGCCCTTCCTGTCCCGAGCGAAACTCATGATCCGGTATGAGAGACCCCGCTCGGGGTTCTTGAACTTGGCGATCTCTTGCTTGAGCTGGCCCGGATGCCTGTCGTAATCGCTCTCGGGCGCGGCGGCGGCCAGGTGGTCGATCAGGTCATCGGTCCCGGCGTCGAGATTGGTCTCGGCGACCTGAAGCGCGACGTCGGGAATGCCCCGGATGCGGGCGAGCCATTTCTCTTTGTTGGCGATCTTGGCGTCGGCCATCTAGTCGCTGTCCCGATAGATCACCTTGCCGCGCAGCTTTTCATTCCAGGCTTGCGCGATGGCCCATAGTTCGTCGCCCGACTTTTTGCGCGGCGGCTCGGGCTCGGCGTCTTCGGCCGGTCCCATGAAGTCTTCTAGCGTGGGGGGCTTGGTCGATTGCGAGAGTATGCCGGAATTCCAGGCGTGCCAGGCGACCAGGCGACGCTGCTCTCTCGCCGCCCGCGCCTTGCCCTCGAAAAACATCGAGAGCAGACGGGGCGTCTGCCGCCAGTAGGCGGCCGGGTCTCCGCCGGCGGAAACCCAATCGACGTAAAGCCGTGACCAATCCCAGCCTACGCCGTCGCTGTCGCCTTCGCCCGAGGGCGCGAGCCGCCTTCGGACGCCCCCGCCTTGCTGGCGGCCTTGGCGACCGGGAACGCCCGCGCCATGCCGAGCACCAGGTGATTGCTCGCCTTGCTCGGCGTCAGCTCGAACACGATGACGCCGGCCTGGTGAAGGTCGACGTCGGAATGATGCTCGCGCAGCGCCGCCCACATGACCGCGCGCAGCGTGCGCATGTCGCCGCCGCCGATCTTCGGAGCGAAGTCGCCGGCGCTCTCGCCGAGCAGTTCCTCGGCTTCGCAGAGGGCGTTGACGTCGAGGTGGCATTTATAGGTCTTGTCGCCGACCGGAACGTCGAATTCGCCCTTGATCTCATTGGCCATCGGAGCGGCCCTTTCGCAGCTAGAGGTTCCGCCGGCGGGATAGTCGCCGGCGTCTATGGGAGATTCCAGCATAGTTCTGGGCGACTATGCCGGATCTGATCTGGTGGCCCGCGTTTCAGCGCCGGCGGGCCTCCGGCGTGCCTCGCGCCTAGCTCCGGAGGGAGCATTGCGCGCTGATCCGGGTTACGAGCGGGCGATCGAGCCCGAGACCTTGCCCGAGACGGTGCAGGTCATTTTCTTGTCGGCCGGGGCCGCCGGCGCGTATTCGAGCACCAGCAGTTGGAAAATCCAGGTCTGGCCGGCCGGGAAAACGATCTTGGCCGCGTAGGAAACGCGGCTGGCGCGGGCCGCCAGGATCAGCGTCTCGGACGCCGAGCCGGGCAGGAAATTCATCGCCGCCTTGAGGTCGCCGGGGTCGACCATGCCGGCGATGAATTCCTTATAGCCGTCAGGGCTGTCGAAATTCGTCGCGTCGAGCAAGTCGGCCTTTTCGTTCGGCG